CGCAGGGTGATTCTCGGTAATAATTCGTACTGCTCCAACTATTTTATCGCTCGGGAGGTGGCGCAGGATGCCAGGGTGCGCGGAAGGGTCGTAGGCGTCGATTTCCAGCCCATCAGCGCGCGGGGGCTCATACCCCAGTAGTTCGCAGTAGACCTTGTGGCGAACCGCGTGGGCGCCCCGCCTATCGGGTTCTGTGGAAGGCGCCGAAGCGCAATAGCGCCCAAAGATCACCGCAGGCTCCGGCGCCTATCATCCCAGCGGGCGTAGAGCATGTATCCGATCCCGCAAGCCGCGATGGCGAGCATGACCCAAGATCCATAATCCAGGGCGGTCTGGATCAGCGGGGCGTAGGTGCCGGCTTGTTCCACCAGAGTTTCGGTTCCCCGCGCCGTTTCCAAGACCGTTTCCCCCGCTACTGCTGCTCCGGCCACTTTGCCGCCGCGATAAGTGCGGGTCCGGGTGAGGGGGCGAGAATTGCCAGGGCTGATCCCCGCAAGCGTCAACCCTCTGTCAAGCTGCGCATCCGTCACAAAATTAAACCCATTCTCCTGGCGTTCCATCGCCCGGAAAATCTTTTTCACCGTGTAATAGTCGTGGAGGTCAATTTGCTCGTTGCGCCCAATCCCCGCCCATTTCTCTACGTTGGCGATGTAGGCTTTGGTAGGGTTTTTATCTTTTTCTGGAGCCCACTTGGAAATCAGGTCGTTTAGAGTATCTACCCCATCAATATCCTGGTATTTGATCATCACCCGCACAGCATTACGTACGCCGTAAGGAACGTCGATGAAGTATTCGTAACGCCGGTCCCGAGGATTCGTCGGGCGTGTAGGGTTACGCCCTTGCCATTTATTAATGGAGTTGAATTCGACATTGAGAGGATTATTAAGGCGCTGCCCGACTGTCTTTGCCATTTCTCACCATCCCATGACTTTTACAAAGAGAAACGCCACAATACTGAGAAGAAGCCCCACAACCCCCGTGGCCACCCAGCGAAGGATCGATTTGATATCGCGGTCGATGGCCTTGATATCGTGATTAACGACTCCGAATAGAGAATCCATTTTTTCTCTTATGGAAGTATTCGAAGTCAAGATACACGCTCTTAACTTATCCAGAGAATCCCAAATGTCGCGGTGATTGGTACTTATGACGCGAATTTCTGTTTCGAGTACCGCTATGCGCGCTTCGTGGCTGTTTCCATTGCCGCCGTTATTGCCCTCGGACAAGATACCCTCCCTGGATGCTGTTAAAACCATCGCGCCCCTCTCAAAGAAAAGAATACGAGAAGCCCTACCCAAACCCCCCAGGTCAGGGCCGCTGCCCTAGTTGGGACATACCAATCCCGAAGCACGAGAGATTCCCATTTCCAAGCGCAGAGCCAGATAGGGGGCTTCTTGAAAGCCGCCAAGGAGAGCAACAGCATCCATGGGGAAATTACGATGGCGAGAAGCAGAATCAGGGGAGCAAGAGAAGTGATCCCCGAAATGAACAGATATTCAAGGTCAATATTATCTTGAGCACGCGCGCCTTCACCGTGCTTCATGTCTGTCCAAAACCCGATTCCGACCGCGAGACCGGAAGCAAGCCCTACCCAGGAAAAGGAGGCAAGGAGACCCCCCAGAAGGCAAAAGCAAGTTCCAGAAAGGCGGGCATATAGAGTGCTGCCAAGAGGGGGCCACCCGTCGCGGATTACGTGCGCGAAAGCAAAGCAAGCCAGACAGGCCAGGAAAATGAGCGGCGCCATCATTTCTTGCCGCGCTCCGCGTCGATATCGCCCTTGGTCAGTGTGCCCTTCTTCTCAAGGGCGGCGGCCAGGGCCTCAACCGTCAAGGGCCTCGGATCGACGGGCGCGGCGCTCCAGGCTGTGCCGTCCCACACCTGGCGCGCATCGTCCGGTGCGAACGGGACTTCGACCGATCCAGCCGGAGGCTCGGCGCCATCGAAACCGCCGACATACTTCCCGGTTCCGTCCACGAAGTAGCGCGTCATGGCTCAGCCCTCACGATCAAATTCCACTTGACGTTGGTGCAGTTGAACACGTTGCCGCTTGTCGCATCGAGCAGGAAGAATGGCGTCGCCTGGGAACCGAAACGGAGGTTGAGATTGGTCGCGTCGGCGTAGCAGGTCACCCCGTAAGCAAACCCGCTATCCGTCATGCCGGTAATCGGGATGAACACTTCTTGATTCTGCGCGAAATTGCCCTCGCCGCCGGCGTCTATACATCTCAATCTCGCCGAAAGCCGAGTCGGCGCGACGCCCAAACCGTGCGCCAGAGTCAATGGCCCAGCCGCCGTAATGGCTTGCGGACCGCTCGTATAGGACCAGACGGCGCGCCCATCGACCGTGAAGTAACTGACCAGGCGCCAGTCGCCAGCCGCGTATTCGACCAGGATGGCGTGATCCCCCGCCTTGGTGGTGATGTTGAGGCCCGCATCGCCCAGATAAAGATCGGTCGCGTGGTGGGTGAGCGTGAGCGCACCCGCGAAGCGCAGCACCACCACGGTGCCGATTCCCTTGGTGCCAATGCTGGTGATTGCCGTAGTGCCGGTGATGTTGAAGACGTTGCCGTCGCCCAGCGTGAGCGCATTGGCCGAGGCCACATCGGCCCCGTATTTCCAGGTTTGCGTTTTCGTGAACACGTTCGCAACGGTGAGCGCGGCCGCATCGAGAGTTGAGCGTGCCGCCGCCGCCGATGCAGCGGTAAATAGAGCTTCGCCGGTTGCCGTCGCTCCCAAATTCGCCGCAGTGATCCCCAGCGCGGTACGCGCCGCTGAAGCCGATGCCGCGCCCGTGCCGCCATTGGCGATGGAAACAGGAACCGCTATCGCCCCGAGATCGGCGAGATTAGTCATTCCGTCTTCGTCATCATTCCAGCCAATGGCCAATCCGGCGGAAGGAATGGGCAATTCCGTGGAAACCCCGGAAACGCTGACAGGAAGAGTCAGCGAACGATCAAGCACTTCTTGCTGTTGAAGGGCGATCATCAACTGGCGATCCAGGGCTTCTTCAACTACGTCAGCGTAGAAACCGCCCTGGTTCTCAAGATCAGTAAGTTGTTCGAGGGTCAGCGTGCGCTTGATGACGAGCTTTTCGCCCGTCGCAAGATAATCCGTACCTGAAGCGGGGTACGTAATCGAGCCCGTGCCGGGATAGGAGGACACGACAACGGAATAATTCGCGGCGCCCGAACCGCGCGAGAGAGCCGTTTCAACGCCGTCCGTATCGACGAAGGTAACGTCGAGATCATCCGCATCAAAAATGACCATTGGGCTGAAAGAAAATGAGGTGGCCACATCATTGCCATTCACCGTCACCTTCTTGGTTTGATTTTCCACCGTCATATTCGCTTTTCCTTATTGTGGCGAAGGATCGTTGTCGTTATCCCAAAGACCTACTCCGGCCTGCATCAGATATACACGCATCTGCATCGCCAAACGGAACTTATCTTGCTGTGTTACCCCTTTTTCAAGCAAAGTCGCAAGTGCTTCTGGATTTTTCAGAAGATTAACCAATGTCTGTTCTGCTTTTTCCTTGGGGATACGCTCGAAAACTTGGCGCATGAAGCGAGAGCCGGCACCTTGCACAATAAGCGCATGCGCTTGCCCTGTGGGCAACATCGAAGTAACACGCGCGCCCCACAAACGCACGGCAAGATCGACCGCCGGGCTTGTCTTGCCAAGAACCATGTCATTGAGCACTTGGCGGGTATTTGCCAAATCCTCTACCCGCGCCATCTGATCAAGAACTTGATCGAGATTCTCAACCGCTTGTTTGTCGAATACACGCGAGGACACGAGCAAGTCTTTAAGGGTGGGCCCATTGGGCGTGACAGGGCCGTTAAAAAGCTCTTTGTAGGCCGCGATTGAGAACTCCCCATTCTTGTCGCGCGCCTTGGCCGCAGCCCAAGCGAATACGGAAGATTTCAAGCCCTCGCGTGCTTCCGTCCCGCCACGGATCGCAAGAGAAGAAAGGCGCGCAAGATCGGTTGTCGGATTGGCGCCGGTGATTGCCTCGGCCACGGCTACGGCAGGATCTTCTGCCTTCAACACGCGGGCAAAAGCAGCCTGTTCCTTGATGAACTTCTGTGCTTGGGACATTTGGGAACGAGTGCTTTCGAGAAAGCGTTCCGCGCTTCCTGCGTCCTGCAAATTCTTGTCAAGAGCGGGAAACTGCGCCAGTAATTCCGCATTCTTGGCGCGAAAATTGGCCAGCTTATCGGGGTCAACGTGCTTTGTTGTCGTGTTGATAATATCTGCCGCCAAAGTACGGATCGTGCGATCCTGGATATCCACAACACGCGAGAAATGCTCCCGCCCCGCAGCTTCAACAGCGTCGCGCAATTCCTGCGCCGTCAAATCGCCAAAAGTGCCAGCTTCCCTAAGTTCCCGGAACTGCAAGGAGGCAACCTCACCCCCTTCACCAAAGGCGCGCTTCATGGCCAGTTCAGGTGGGATACGCTCGTCCCCCGTTTTTGTCGTGCTAAGGATTTTGCCCGCGAAACTGCGTGTGAATTTATCGTTGAGAGAGCGTGACGCGGCACGCGCAACCGCCAAGGCTTCCGCATTCGAGGCCACCGCGCTGAGATCATCGAGCGCCCCCTCGGCAATGTTGCCGTAAACGCGCGCATCCGACCATTCTCCGCGCGCAGCCGCTTCGCGCGAGAGATCGAGCATTCGAGTGCGCAATTTCAGCATTTCACCAACAGTGTTATCCGCGTTCTTGAGAATGCTGGGTATCTCGCGCCCGAACTGGTCAACCAGCCCCGAGGGAACTACTTCTTCCCCCGTGGCAATGCGAAGCTCGTTTTCAATCGCGGGCGGGAGCGATTCACTGCGCAAAAGATATTCACGGCGTAGTTTATCAACCTGTGCCGTGACATTTTTGTAATCGACCGGGAGCGAGCGGTCTACCTGCGCCCAAAGCTCCTTCTCTACCGCGCGAGCGTCTTTCAAAGCCTGATCGAGCGCGTCATGGACCTGCAAGCCGAATTTGGTCAGGGATTCTGCATTACTTGGGTCGATTGCGCCGGCGGCTTTCAATGCCTCCTGTTCAGCCAAATGAATGCGGGATTCAATCGCCGCTTCGACACGCGCCGACTGCATTTCCGCCGCAAGACGCAACGCTTGGGGATCGCCGCTCTTGGCAAATGCTTCCACCATACCCCGCAAGACGTTCTGAGACGTTTCAACCGCCTTCTGCGATTCGAAGCCAAATTCAGCGTTCGTTTGCGCGATCTTGGCTTCGATTGCTTGCAGTGCAACACTCCCCGATTTCTGCCCCGCCAAAAGAGGGATATCGCTAAAGAAAGGATCACCCCGGCGAATGGCGGTAATAATATCGTCAGGGTTTTCCCCAAAGCGCTCAATCGTATCGAGCAGGAATTTAGTGGCTTCTTGCTCTTTCGCCGCCGGCTGAAGGGTGCGCCAGAGTGCTGTAAGGCGGTTCACCCCCAAGCGCGCGGCCGCAATTGTGTACCCTGCGGGATTGGAAAGCCCCCCGATGACCTCCCCCGCGAAACGTACCAGATTATTGCCGGGAGCCATTTCTTCGGCCACTCCCGCCCCCGCTCCAGATCCAAGCGCCATTGAAAGCTCGGAAGCAAGGAAACTGATCGGATATTTTTCCGCCGTATCCACCATGCGGTTGATGATACGCCCAGCGAAGTTCTCCGCGAACACAACTCCGTCACGCGACAGCATATAGGGCACGGCGATATAAGGCAGGGTAGCCCCGAAAGTCTCGCCCCCGACGACATAGGAGCGCAACTCGACCGGGACAGAAGCGCGGTCCTTGAAAGTCAAAGGCGTATCCGAGCCGGGATAATTCACGACAGAAAGGCCGGCGTTGATAGCCTCCCCGGCGTTCATGCCCGCATAGATACCCGCCCCTAAACCGAGGGCCGCGCCAACAGGGACACCCAGGGGTCCCGCAAGCGCCCCAAGGGCCGCCCCGGCTTGTGCGCCGGTATAGGCCCCGGCGACGACTGGCGCGCTCTTGGCGAGCCCGCCAAGAACTCCTTGCCCAGTAGCGATGGCCGCATCCTCAAGCGACGCCCCGTTGCTTTCGCTACCCTGGTTTCCCTCCAACACACTGTCCAAACGCGGATCACGCTGGAAAATGTTCTCATCATTGGGGGTTGCTGGAGGCGGCGCAGAATCCACAGGTTCAAGAATATCCTGCAAGCGCGGGTCAAGATATTCACTCCGCAAGCTGCCAGGGACTTGCGCCATTATTTATCCCCCTTCGCGCCTTGCGCCTGCTTGATCCGGTCAAGCCGGTATTCATTTCGGCCCGTGCGAACAAGGACAACTGTACCCGCCGGGAGGGATTTTGCGTCTTCATAAGTTTCGACAACTGGCGGGGTGATCTTACGCATCGTCTCATCGATAGCCCGAGCAAGATTCCCCGCCTGGCGCCGATCCTCAGGGGCGGGTGCAGTCTCCGCCTGCGCGCGCATGTAATCAAAACGCGCTTTGAGCACTTTATACGCGGCCACCAATTCAGTGCGGTATGTCGCCGGCGCCTTGATATCCCCGCCCAGGATATTGAAGGCTTTATCGAGTTGCTTGCGCTCCGATTCGGCGTAGCGCGGGCTGTTCTGGAGCGCATTCACCAGTTGGGTTTGGGCCGCCTTCGCCATGGTCTTGGCTTCCGTCACATCGGGGAAAGCTCCCGTAACTTCGCCAATGACGCCCTTCGCAGCCGCAGGCACCCCGGAGATATCCCCCGCCATTTCATAGAGGGTCGGCTGTCGTGGCGCAGCAGCGCCTTCCTGTGGCGCCGTAGGAGCACTTCCTTGAGCCGTAGCGCCTTCCTGTGGCGCCACGGTAGCAGCGCCTCCCTGTGGCGTTGCCGCCGCTTCTCGTGGCATCCCAGGCGTTTGAGGAAGTGAGGGAGCGCGTGCTCCCTCACCAATCAGATTCGACATGCCGCGCATCTGAAGGGCGACCATCACGTAATCGGGCAAGGTACGGCGCGTGATATTCCCGAAAGCGTCCTTCTCACCTTCCTGGTAATTCTGAACCGCCGCAAGAAAAGCGCGTTCCTGATTAGGGGTCATCTGCCCCGAAGCAAATGAAGGAGTTCCTTCAACGAAGATATTGAGCATGCGCCCAGGCAAACTGCTGCCAAAGATAGAAGTTTCCCCCGTGGGCGCCTTTGGATTCGAGGCCAGAACTCTCCCTGTCGCAGGATCAACCAATTTCGCCCCCTCGGAGAGCGTAATCGGCTGGTTGGCCTTGCGAAGCTCAGCCTTCGTCATCGTGATTTTGCTGACAATGCGCCCCTGCGCATCGGGATTCAGCATCGCGGTAAGGCCGGGCGTAGCCCTCATGAGACGGTCAGCCTCATCGACACCGCCAGGGCGCATCAAGAGGGATTCGATTGCGCGCTCCGCGAAGGTTGAAACCCCGTGCGCTTCGAGCTTACGCCATTCGTTATCCGGCAACACATTGCGAAAGTCATTCAGCTTGCTTTGCCATTTCGATATCTCGCTACCGAAAGATCCAGGATTATTGAACACATTCATCGTGGCCGTGTTCAATTCCTTACCAAGCTGGAATACCACATTGTCCTGACCCGCTTTAGCACTGATCGCGGAAGCCTGAGCAAGGAGAGAAGTGCGCTGTTCCTCGAAGCGCGTCATCAGAGCCGCGCGGCTTTCCTCACCACCTGCGTGTTTTTGCGCAATCTCGGCCGCTTTCTCCGAAAGGGCGTCATTGTACTTCTTGACTACCTCGGGGTCGGCCATGTCCTCGGTTTGCTGAAAAGACTGCAATGTCGTCGTGCCGAACTCGGAGAAAGAGCCAAAATCGCGGGCGCGAGCAACAGCATTATTGCGCTTCTGGATGCTGTCTTGCGCAATGGCGAGGGCGTTACCGAAACTGGAAATAGCCTTGGCCCCCTCGGTCAGCCCTTGCGCCGCTCCGCTACCGAAAACCTCGGAAGTAGCGCCTTCCGAGGACTGGTAGACGGGGCGCTCGCCTACAACAGGAGTCTGGTCAACTTTGACGATTGGCACGGTTGCCATAATTATGCCGCCCCTCCAAAGGACCATTCCGGATCATTGCGCTTGAACGTATACCATTTCTCGGCCACGCTGCCGATTCCGCCAAGCAACGTCCCGCCAGCGCTCCAAAGCGCAGAAGATCCAGCGGCTTTTCCGCGCGCATCAGCAAGATTGGCATTCGCGGAAAAATTCATGCCTTGCGCACGGAAGCCGGAAGCTTCCCGTTCCGCGTTATTACGGATGTAGAGTTCTTCGAGTTTGCCAAGCGCCGCAGTGTCGGAAGTGATATCGAGCGCGCTACCCGTATCCACGACTACGTTATTCCCGGCCATGATGGCGCGCTGCTTGCCGATAAGTTGCTTGGTGGCTTGCGCCTGGCGTCGTTCCTGCACCTTGCCCCGCGCTTCCGCATCCGCCGCTGCGCGCTCGGCAAGAATCTGGTTATTGCGCATGACCTGAGCTTGATAAGCCGCCTGCCCCTTGGCCGCCGCCCCTTGCTGCATGGAGCCGACCGCCCCCATCGCCGTGCTGGCGACAGTGGCGATAATACTCAGGGTTCCCGGATCAAGGCTCATTGCTCGCCTCGCAGAACAAAAGGATGAAAAGGCAGTTTATCGGGGCCATAGGATACGGGAGGGTAAATCTGAAATCCTAGCCACTTCAACCATTTTATCGCAATTCTGTTTCGACAATCAACCATATTGGCAAGAACACTATAGCGCTTGCGCCAATCCCGCACGCAAAGCTTGCTCTCCTTGAGGAACTTGAGCGCATGCCGGGGCATCTCATCCGTCGAGAGTAACCAAGGCACCCCCAGGTCACCTAAGAGAATGATAGGCCCTATTCCGAAAACGCAGACAGGGCGCCCATCAACCATCCCCGTTTTCGCCTCCAGAGAACGCGCCACAGAAAAAGCCAGGGCATCGTAAGGTTTCTTATGCCCCGCAGCCCACACGTCTTGAACGTCGGCTTCGCGCATGCGCGCGGCGACATAAGCAATATCTTCTGCTTTCGTGGGGAGGATTTGGTATTGGCTCATTTGGCCACCGTCAAATCCGGGATGGCGGCGAGCAAGGTCAACGGCAAGGGATACCGTTGGCGAATAAAAATACGCCCCTGCGAGTTCCAATCCGGTGGGATCGACACTTCCTTATCCCCGGTCAATAGTTCTGTCGGATCGCCATAGTCCTCAAATTCCCGCCATTTAGCCTCAGTCATGTTATCCGCCGCGGGGCCTATGAATCCGCCGCGGGTTTTCTTCACGCGCAGAACGACCGACGAGATATTCTTGAGTTTCCCTTGGATTGTGCGTCCCGGTATGTCGATATTGAGTGTTTCGATATCGGCGATGAATTTAAGCCCGATATGTACACGACTGGCATTACGCGGCAGAGTTACTGCCCCGTTAGTGACTGTCAAACCGGAGATCGCGTTACCATCGGAGAGGGCCACCAGATCATCCCGCCCTTCCAGATGCCAAAGCCCGGTTACTTCGCTAACGGTAAGGCGTGCTTCGCCCCCGCTGACATAATCGTTAAAAGCCGAGCCATCGACAGGATCGCCATTCGAATCCAGGAGTTCGAAGGTGTGCGTTGTCTTGTTCGTGACCGTATAGCGCCGCCCATTCAACTGGTCTGGCTGTGTTTCATTGTCGAGATCATCAAAATCTGGCGTCCACTCGATTCCATTAATATCAATCTCATCGCCATCCTCAAACCCGTGCGAAGTGGCGGTAACGACAACGGGATTAGCTGCCGTGGCGCCCGAGATTGTAACTGGACTATCCAATGACAAGCCGCAATCAACAAAAAAGCAATCGCGCACGTCGGTAAAGCGTCGCGTATGCTGGTACTCGATATAGCGCACCGTTTCCCCGCCAACAGTGCGCTGAACCACGAAATAGAACTTATCTCCTTCCGCATCCCCAGGGCTGCGCAAAGCCGCGATGGATTCAAACTTGCCGAGGGTGTCCCAATGCGCCCAGGCAATCACGTCTTGTTCAGGCATGAAAGTAAAAAGAATGATTTTCCCGTCCTCGCGTACGCCAGCGACAAGAGGTACGGGAGTGCGGGCATAAGCCCACCCCGACATGATATAATCTTCGGTCAAATGCGCGGCCAGCAAGCTGAGGTTGGACCCCGTGTAGCCGTCAATCTGGAGCGAATAGCCCAAACTGCGTACGGTAGTCTTACTATCGTCCACAAATAGGATAGCGCTGCCCGAGACGATCGGGCGCAAATGCGACGAGCCCCACTGCGACTGCGGCTTCTGGCGAATGGTGGCCGCTTCGAAAGAAGCGTCCGCCCCCGAAGTTACACGCCATTCCGCTCCCGCAGTCAAAATTATGAGATCGTTACCGGGAACATAATGACGGATTTCGTTCACGCTCTGCGAATTGAGTGTGGCCGTGATCGCGTCATCGGCTTGCGCGGGCGATGAAGAACTGAAGTTGCTGTAACGCCCTGTCTGCGAATACTCGGAAGTATCTGGCGCATCCGTCGAACCCCCAAAGACCCGGCGCTGTTCATAGTAGGCCACCGCGCCGGGATAATCTCCCGAATCGAGAAAAGGATTGCGCGCCCGTGGCGGCGAAATATCGAAATCTACCGCAATGTTGTCGTCGGTAAAGGAGGCCCCCTCTGTCTCGCCGATGAGCCCATAGAGGCCGTTGTCCTGCTTATAGACCGCGTATTTTTGCGCCCCAGTAACCGCAGTCCAAGCGATTGTATTATTCATCGTCGTCGCGCTGTTCGTTATCTCGACGAAGGTTTGCGCCGCTGTGCCGCCGCTCGTATAGGCCGTGTACCCGGAGCCGTCCTCATCTTCGAGTTCGAAGGTATTTGCGGCTTTGTTAGCGACGATGAAGCGCCGCCCGTTCAACTCGGTCATCCCCACGATACCGGAGATATAGACTTCATCGCCGTTTGCGAAGCCGTGTGAAGTCGCGGTGATGACAACCGGATTAGCCGCCGTGGCGCCTGTGATTGTCTTGGTGGTGTTATTAGTCGCCGGCAAGCTTTCCTCGAATGTTTCTTCTGCGATAGCCGTAACCCGATAGCGCACGGTGACCGCCCCCGCCGTGCCAGCGGTCACTGTCTGCCCCGTAGGATGGGTAATGCCGGGGACGAAACTCGGGGTGCTCAAGGTCCATGAGGCATGCCCGGTACGCGATAGCTCTCGAATTGCGTAACCCGCATGCGTGAGGGTCATCACATCCGCGCTTTGCACATATTTCAATTCCGGCAAATCCGCGATTGCGTAAGGTGTGGCAATTTCGTAGATCCGTGCCGCCGTGCCGCCGCTCGTATAAGCGGTATAAGCGGTGCCGTTGATCCCCGCACCTGTCACCTGGCTTGTCAATTCGAAGGTATGCGTGGTCTTATTAGCGACAATGAAGCGCCGCCCATTCAACTCCGTCATGCCCCCGACACTGGAAATATAAACTTCATCGCCGTCGCTGTAGCCGTGCGAAGTGGCGGTGATAACAACTGGGTTAGCCGCCGTAGCCCCCGAGATCGCCTTTGTCGCTTCCGTGACATGCGCGCCACTACGGATCACGCGCATGTACTCGTCCCCAAATTCGAGAATGTAGCTGTCTGTCGTTTTGAACTGGAAGGGGATCAGGGTAGGCGCATAGTTATGGTCGCCTACGGGGCCAACAAATACCGTACCGGCGCGGTTGCTGACCCCACCAGTAGGATGGGCGAAAACATTCCGCGCCGTGGCCAAGCCTACTTGATATGCGGACGTATCCACGCGCCCGTGAAGCGCCGGGTCAAGCTCCCCTTTGGCGAACGAAGGAAGGATAAAATCCGCCATCAGTTAGTGCTTCCTTTCGGAATCCAATAGAGAAGCCAGAAAACAAAGATCAGCGCCCCCGAATCCATTCCGCATCCCTTGGCTTTCTGTCGATGCTCTGGTTTGCGTTGAGCCCTGCGGCGGCAGACATGGAAGAAACGTAAGCCCCCCACATGTTTTTCTGCACTTGCGCATCGGTTGTCAAAGGCGCCGCGAGATAGAAGGCCAAGAGGTAAGAAAAACTGATGACGAAGGCCGGAGAAAACAGCGCCGGGGTTCGCTGGTCGAAGGTGTAGATCAACACCGCATCTTCGAGGTCGGTCAGTAAACATGCCGTTGTCCCGTCGATGCTCATGGCCTTTTCGAAAGGTACTGCATCTGCGTCGCCCCCGAGAGGATTGACCAATTTACGGGGTGCTATGCAATCCGCCGGCAATTGATAGCGGTATTCCCATTCTCCCTCAGGGGGATCGTCACCATGCAAGGCCAGGGTAGCGCGCCGGCGCGCGAAATCCCAATTGAACGCTTCAAGGGCCTGCATGCGCGCCGTCTCATAGAACAATTTTGCCTTCTTGGCTTCGGTGCTGTTCTCGGTAAGCGATTGGATCGTGCCCTTGGAAATATGCGCCAAGGCCATGTTCGCAATCGAGACTTCGCTAACGCCAGCAGGCATTCTTTATTACCCTTGCGCGTTCTTCGGCGGGCGCCCGCGCCGAGGCAGGCTTTCGAGACTCTTGCGGAAATCCTCCGTGCGCTTACGCGCATCGTCGGCGGTATTGACCGCCTGATCCGCGCCAGCCTGGCGCAGAAGGATGGGTTCATCCCGCTTTTTTTCTGCTTGAGGCGGGGCGCCCTCGACGACCGTTGCCGAGGAAGGAAGAAGCGCGAACATCTCATCGGGAACTTCCTGCGGTTCCGACATTTTACGCCAGCGCCCAGAAGGTGTATGCCAAGTGTTGCGAAAAATGACCTTCATAATTCCCCTCTTTCTTAGTATTTCCCCAGGTTGGTCCAAGTAATTTCGATCCAGCCACGAGCTACCAAAGTGCCGTCGGCATCAATTTCCGTTCCCGTCGGGAACGACACATTAAGATATGCCGAAAGTGGTGTGCTTGTGCCGTCAAATTGCGCCGCAGCGGCGAGAGCGGCATTCGCAGCCGCCGTGAATGCGTCATCCGCCCCGTCGAGGGTATGATCCTGCTTCGCGAGCAAATCCACCATCGTGCTGGAAAGCGTAGTATTCGAGGCCGCAACAGACCCCAAGGCATAATCCATCGCCGCGCTGGCATTGATCGTCGCGGTGCGGTCACTCGTGACCGAGAACTGCAAGGAACTGAGCACTCCATATACCAGAATGCGCCCGGTCGGGAACGTGGCCAACTGCTTGTCGGCGTAGGCAAGCGCATCAGTGACGGTGATTCCCACATCGTCAAGCTCGATACGTGTGCGATTGATAAGCCCGCTCTCGACGTTGGTAATCCGCACACCTGCGGCAACAGCGGCCACCGAAGGGATGGGGATAACCGATTCCCCTTCCAATGCTTGCACTGAAAATTCGTAAGGTGCCGAAGGCGAACCCTCACTATCCGCGTAAGTGCAGACCGCGCATACCACTTCATCTTTTTCAACGTAGAAAGTGCCAGAAGCAGCATCGGAGATTTCGTTACCCACTCGGGTAAATGCGCCTCGTCCTCGGCGTCCGCGCATAAACGCGACGCGCGCATCAGTAGGCGCGGAAAACTCATAGCGCACGATGCTCGGGCGGTCCGCTACGAGTTCTGCGGAACTGCCTTCATCCGTGAAAGTCCCTTGAACCGTGGCCATGTGGCTTCCTCTCCATCAGGGGGCGACGGTGGGGGCTTTACCAACCCCCACCTTGCGCGATTAATCAGTTGGTGGCGTCGGGATACGCCTTCCAACCAATCGGGTCAGGCGACAACCAGGCAGTCAGTTCGCCCGCGTCGAAACCGGCAGTGCCGACAACCGCCTGAAGGCCGAGATAGCGTTCATATGCCGTCCCTTGCACCGGGATGGGGAACGAGAATTTGTTCCCGACCACCAGTGCCGCCTTGAGGATTGTCGGGGTCTCAAAATGTCCCGTCGAAGTCGTCGCGTGGATGGTCGCCGAATCATCCGAGCGCAAGCGAAGCTGCAAGGTCGCCGCATCGCCTCCGTCGGTGAACGTTTCCTCCACCACGACATTGAGATAAAGCGGGGCGCCGTTGCCGGGGTCGCGCCCGGCAATGCCAAGGTCGATCTGGTTGGTGAACAGGAATGTACCCGTCTCCTGATCCAGATCGAAATTTTCCGCGAAAAGAGCGAGAGAGTCGATGATAGCCATTTGCGTGTCTCCTTGTGCGAAACGATCAGGTCAACCGGGTTTCGTCGCCCGCGAGGGCGTCGCTACGCCGTACCGGAACTTCGTCGAACAGGACAACGCGCTTTCCGGCCACCATGTCCATTGTCAAGGTCGAACTGGCGACCTTGTTCGCGATCTGCCGGCGCAGGAAAGAACGAATCGTGCGCGAGACGTAGAACGCCGGGCGCCCGGCGCGCAGATTGGGCACCATTTCGAGCGCGCGGGTCATCAGGTCAATAAGGTCATCGCCCGTCGCCCCGTTCTTCACGAGGGTGCTCTTGTCGATGTTGCCGACACGAACGACATAGCGCCAATCGCGAACGCTCAAGCCGCAATCCCACCGATAGTGGGTACGGTAGGCTTCCATGCGTCCGGTGTTGCTGCCGCCACTGGCATCCTCGATGGTGACCTGGCCTTTGTCCTGCATTTGCAGACCCGCCTTCGATCCCTTCGGATAAATGCCGTGCGCCGTGTTTTCGCCCCACACGATAAGCCAAATGGAAGTGTTGTCCGTCTGCCCACTCTCGGAACTGCCGAGGATCACATTCTCGCCGTTGCTGGCACTGGTGGAGGCAAAGCGAGGCGCAAGGCCCGTAAATGCTTCGGGCTCGGTGCCTTCGTTGCCGTAGAACAGCGTATCCGCCATTTCCTGAGACATGCCTTCAATATGGGCCTTGTCCTCGGAGAGACGGAAAGCGGCAGTATTGCCATTGAGATCCGCCAGGGCCTTATCAACCTCGGCGTAAGCTTCCAGCATGCCGCAGTTGTCGGTGACTTGCACCTTCGTGCTCTTGGTCGGCTGCACACCGCCATAGAGTTTGCGCCAGGTTGGAGCGGGGAGACCGGAACGGATCGTCGTGCGATGGCCGGTCGGAAGATTACCCTCCACCCAAACCATATCATCGAGGATTTCGTTCGTTTCGTTGAGGATTTCCGCGACCTTGGCGATAGAGCCATCAGGATCGAGGCTTTTGGCCACGTCCACCAGGGTCGGATTAGCGGTCGAAAGGGCTGCCATTTTGGGGAACTCCTTAGTTCATTGAGGGGAACATGACCTTCGCCGTATCTTTTGGCGTCGGCTTATTGGCACCGAGGATCAGTTTACCGTCATCGCTGATGGCTTTACCGATCTTCGCAAAGGCGCGGATGAACTCGGGATGATTGCCCATGCCCGTGGTACGCAACGCTTCGGCCAGCGCAGGGCTGCCAAAGGTCTTAACCGCGGTACGCGCATACCCAAGATTCGCGTCAAACTCGACCCCACCAATTTCCTTATCGGCCTTGGCTTCGCCAATCCAACGCTCCTGTAGCGTTTCCCAGGCTTTATTCTGGGCTTCCGCTGCGCCTTTGCGCTTCTCAACTTCCATGTCAACCAGCTTTTGCGCCGCTTCCTGCGACAAGCCGATTTCTTTGGCTGTTGCCATGAACTTTTCCATTTCCGTGGAATCGACCTCGATTCCCTCAGGAACGGTAAAAGTCTCGTACTGCTCAGGAGCCCCGCTCTGCTTGTCCTTGTCGGTTTTCTCGCCGTCCTTGGACTCTTTGCTTGCCCCGTCTTTGCCATCCGCCTTCTGCTCGCCGGCCTGGCCCTCGGGGGGCTTCGCACCAGCCGCTTCCGGCTTGACAGCTTCCTGCACGTCTTTCACCGCGCCGGATTCAGTTTCCTTCGAAGGTTCCCCGCCTTCTCCGGTCAAAAGTGTCGTTTCAGTCATGGCGTTCCCTTTACTTTCCCACTTCGCGTTCCTGCGCTTCCGCCTGCATCACTGCATAAGACTCCGGAGACGCAGAAAAGATTTCGCCCATCAACCACTTCCCCAAATTCGCTTTCGCTGCCGCTGCGGCAAGACGAAGCGCATCGTCAATTGGTGTGGAAGCATATATACCGCACTTCGTCAAGAGACGCCAAACAAAATAGCGCCCGCCAGGAGTTGCCAGAACTTCCCGCAGTTCCGCCAATTCCTTTTCAGCCGCGATCTGCGCTTTTGTTTTGCGCTCTTTATACTGGCGTTCATCACCAACATCGACCGCCATTACTGGCCCCCGTTCGCTTTACCTACAGCATCGGAAATCATTGACAGCGCACTAGGCTCCGTCATCTGCGCATCCGAAGCCGATTTAGCTGTTTCCGCAGCCTGCTTTGCCATTTCCATCATCTGCATTTGCTGCTGTTGCTGTGCACGCTGTTCTCGTATTGCGGCCACCTGCTCATCGGGCACAACCAGGCGCGGAGGCACCCCAATGAGGCTCGAATACTCGTCAATCGCCTGATCCGCGTCGAATTTATCCGCCGCGCTCTGGAAGCCTGCGCCGACCAAGCCGCCGACAAAGGCCGCGAGACGGTCGATACCCCCAGTTGCAACCGCCCGCTGCGCCATCGCCAGCGAGGAAATATACTCTACGCGGATCTCTTGGCCCTGCATTTCCTCGGGCGCTGGAGGCAGAAGATCCGCTTTGAACATCTGCTTCAACTGGCGATCGATTAAACGGCTGAGGAACTCCCCGTGAATACGTTCCAGAACCGGGCCCAGTTCAAGCAAGGCTTCCTGGTTGCGCTGCATCAACTCGAACTGATTCTTCGGCTGGATACCTTCCATCATCGTGATGGGCTTGAAAAGCTGCACAAAGAAAGCGTCATTGATACGTTGCTCGACCTCTTTGATATCCGCGCGCAACTCATTCAGAGGCATGCGTACTTCATAGAGCGTCGAAAGGCCGTTCTTGCCGCTGCTATCCTCATCGTAAATCGTGAGGCCGCCAGGAAGGCTTGAGACCGGGACATTGCGCAGAGAAGAAGGCCCCTTCAGCGGC